CTGCTACATCTATTTTCAAATACCTAGTGATGGTAATGAAGCCCCTACTTAAACAAGCATGGAGCAAATTAACAAAAAAGAAGAACCAAAAAAGTCCTTCCTAAGAAAAGTCAAAGATCACGACATCGAAATCTTGGCTACTTTTGTACGCCTTGGTGTTGTTGTTTGGAGTGGGTTCATCATCACACTTAACTACGTCGATCTACCCATGATTAAAAAAGGTCAGAGCGGTGGCGACATAACATTTGTAGCCAGCGTCTTTACTGGCGCTTTGGCTACTTTTGGATTAAATACTTCTAACAGTAAGAACGGAAGCAACGCAAAACCACTCAACTGTCCTATGCAAAAGAAACCAGAAGAATGAAAAAACTTCTTTTACTTCTCCTTATCGCATCACCTGCTGCTGCCCAGCAAGTAACCCCTAACTTCACACAGGGGTCTATGCAATCGACAACCACTACCACCGTTGACATTGAACGCACTATTGAGCGGGAGATTATGGGCGGTGATTACAAATCATGGAGCGGAACAAACGTCACCCCAAGCGGGGATATTTTGAGCGACTCCACGACTTATTCTGTAACCAACGCAGGCGAACAGTTTCAACTGGAGACAGTCGTGCGGGATGCGGGAGTCGTGGAATCAATCAGCATCGAAGAGATCATCGAATCAACTTCTACCACTACCTCGCTGTCGGTCTTCTCTCAGTAAGTCCAGCATTCGCTGCACCTGAAGACCCCACTGTCCAAAACAGCTCTAACCCCGTAGCAGCAGCAACGGGCAATGTGACCAATCAGGCGGTGCAATTCCAGAACAATGGAGCACCGTCTCGTCAATACTTTGCCAACAATGTCAGCTGTAACGGGGCTACGATGCAGCTCAGCCCTTTTTATATGGGCAACGACACTATCCCTCAAGAATCTTCGGGATATGTCCGCAACAATAATTTTGGCATGCAGCTCAACTTTAGTGTTCCGCTTGACGGAAGCATGGTTGAGTTATGCAAAAGCATCGCTAAAAAACACGAACAAAAACTACGTCTTGACTACGAACTTGTTCGTGCTCTTAAGTGTACGGAAATCATGAAGGCTGGGTTTATGTTTAGACCCGGTAGTCGTGTTGAAGTTCTTTGTCATGACGTAATTCCAATAGTAGCCAATGACAAAGAAAAAAGCGACAGAGGATCAGTTCAATGAACTGCACAATCTAGTCACCAAAGAATTTCTTGCTCGCATCAAGTCGGGTGAGGCAACCACTCAAGACCTGAAGGCAGCCTGTGATTGGCTCAAAACTAATGACATTAGTGGTGTTGCTTACGAAGGAAACCCTCTTTCTAAGCTCGCCAGCGTTATGCCACAGGTAGATCCTGAATTAGTGCAAAGCAGATTGTATGGCTCAAAGCACGTCTAAATACTACAAATCCAACCCTGCTGCTAAGCGTAAACGGAACAAACAGCAGGCTAAATATAACAAGACAAAAAGGGGATTAAAGATCCGCACCAACGCTAACAAGCTCAACAGAAAGCTTGGTACATACGGCAATGGAGACGGTAAGGATGCGTCTCATACAGGACCTGGCAAAGGAAAGCTTGAAAAGGCTTCTACTAATCGCCGCAGACCTCGTATGAAAATTAAGTACGCATGACCCCTTTACTTCCTACACCTGATCATTATCTTCACAACCTAATAACCATGACATCCTCTGAAGCAAAGCGCCTTTGGAGGCGCAGCATTAAAGAGCACTTTGGCTGCACATGTGTCTATTGCGGTTCTACTTATCAATTACATGAACTTACTCTTGATCATGTTCATCCTCGCGTACTTGGCGGGGAGGACATCACCTCAAACATCGTTCCAGCTTGTTCCCGCTGTAATCAGGAAAAAGGAAGTACACACTGGCTCAATTTTATAAGAGCTGCACACGGTGAAAACCGTTTGAGAGAACACGTGATTCTCTCCCACATTTCATAAACAACATATCCACTTAGGTACTTAATGCCGCCTTCGGGCGGCTTTTTTTATGGCTATTAGACAATCCGATTTATCTTGGACTAACTATAAAAAGGCTGCCCGTAATCTCAAGATTAAACAACCGGGTATCACACCTCAACAAATTATCGGACGTATTGGTTTCCCAACCAAAAAAGGTCAACGTATTTTTATTACGTCTGATGGTAAGGGTGGTATAAAACAACGTCACAGGGGTAGGCATAATGCCATGAACGCCCAACGTGAAAAACGTAGACGCATTCAAACTGGCAAACTTTCACCTGAACAGGCTGCTAAATCTAGGCAATTAAAAGACTCCATTCGAGCTGCAGGGAACGAAGCCGATCACTTTAATGAAATTGCTTTTGTTGGCGAACAACTGGAACGTCTAGAAGCTGCAGGTGGTGATGTGCCTCAGGCTTTGCAAAAACTTAAGGACGCTGGTTATTCACTAGGTGACATGCCTGACAACTTACAAGCGCTTTCTCCAGAAAACAACAAACTTAAACGTGACCAGCTTCAAGATCTTCAACGCTATCTAGGTACTCGTGAAGCTCTAGGTCAATCACCTTCTGCTCGTAGACCTGATCTAATTGTCACAGGTGAAGACCTAACTATTCCTTCTTTTGGATTTCCTGAGGATTTTCAACAAGGTCCTAACACAACAGCACCTTCTAGTTCCTACACACCAATTCCTCTTGGTGGTATCGACTTTTCTCGTATACCACAACAAACCAAAACACCACCTATGTCTCAGCTTCCTCCAGTCACTGTCATGGAATCCAATGGCAATGGCTACGAAAATGGCAATGGCAATGGCAATGGCAATGGCAACGGTAATGGCAACGGTTTTTCTAATGGCAACGGAAACGGAAACGGAAACGGCCATCCAGACCTAGAAAAGATGCAAGAGCTTTTGGTAAAAGCTGGAGTAATTGCAGGTACAACTCTTAAAACCGTTGGCACTGCTGCCGGTTTAATGCTCGCCCGATAACCACCCTTATTTGTAACTTATGTCCAACGTCTTAGAGGCGTTACAGGACGACTTCAAGCTGTTTCTACAAGCACTGTGGCAGCAGCTTGATTTGCCGTCCCCTACACGCGCACAGTACGCAATCGCAGACTATATCCAACACGGTCCAAAGCGTTTACAAATACAAGCATTCCGTGGTGTCGGTAAATCCTGGATTACAGGTGCGTTTGTGTTGTGGACGCTATTTAACAACCCAGAAAAGAAAATCATGATTATCTCTGCGTCTAAAGAACGCGCAGATAACATGTCAATCTTCCTACAAAAACTAATCATTGAAACGCCATGGCTTTCTCATTTACAGCCGAAGTCCGACGATGCAAGGTGGTCGAGGATAAGCTTCGATGTGAACTGCTCACCCCACCAAGCTCCAAGCGTAAAAAGCGTGGGCATCACTGGACAGCTCACCGGAAGCCGCGCAGATTTAATGATTCTCGACGACATTGAAGTTCCTGGTAACTCAATGACGGAAATGATGAGGGAGAAACTTTTACAACTTTGTACTGAAGCTGAATCTATCCTTACGCCGAAAGATGACAGCCGCATTATGTACCTTGGTACTCCTCAAACTACCTTTACTATTTACCGTAAGCTTGCCGAACGTAATTATCGACCCTTCGTCTGGCCTGCCCGCGTACCAAGAAAGCTTAGTAACTACGAAGGACTTCTTGCACCACAACTGCAGGCAGACATCGATGACGGAGCTACTCCTTGGGAAGTAACTGACCCAGACCGCTTCGCTGATGAAGACCTTTTAGAACGTGAAGCGGCAATGGGTCGTAGCAACTTCATGTTGCAGTTCATGCTCGATACCTCCCTTAGTGATGCTGAAAAATTCCCACTCAAAATGGCTGACCTCGTGGTTACTTCTGTTAACCCTGAAACTTGCCCTGATTCCGTCGTCTGGTGCTCAGACCCCAAAAACGTCATCAAAGAACTCCCAACGGTTGGTCTACCTGGAGATTATTTCTACAGTCCAATGCAACTCCAGGGGGAATGGCTTCCTTACTCTGAGACAATCTGCTCAGTTGACCCGTCGGGTCGTGGAACGGATGAAACGGCTGCAGCTTATATCTCCCAACGCAACGGTTTCTTGTACTTGCACGAAGTGCGTGCTTACAGAGACGGATACTCAGACAACACACTCCTGGACATTCTGAGGGGTTGTAAAAAGTTTGGTGTGACCAAGCTTGTCGTAGAAACTAACTTTGGTGATGGCATTGTTGCTGAACTATTTAAGAAACACCTCCAACAAACTAAACAAGGTATTGATGTCGAAGAAATCCGTGCCAACGTACGAAAAGAAGACCGAATCATTGATACCCTTGAGCCTATACTTAATCAACACCGGCTTGTTGTAGATAAGTCCGTTATTGATTGGGATTACAAGTCCAACAAAGACGAAGCACCTGAAAAACGTCTTATGTACATGCTCTTCTATCAGATGAGCCGTATGTGTCGTGAAAAAGGTGCCGTTAAACATGACGACAGATTGGATGCCCTTGCACAGGGTGTCAAATACTTTACTGATGCCTTTGGTATCTCTGCACAAGAGGAGATCAACTCTCGTAAGCGTGATGAGTGGAATCAGATGCTTGCAGAGTTCTTAGATGACCCTCAATCTTCCGCAGATCACCTCGTTTTAGGTATGAACTTAGAACAAAGACAAGCTGCAAGCGGGAATCCCCAAACCACAGTCCCCACCTGGGTTTAGGAGCGGTCCCCGCCGTATACAGGAGGAAGGGTGGACCTCCTGTGAAATTGGGAGACGTAAAACTCTCCCTTTTTATTCAACCCGGGGATGTTGAATCCTCATAACACCCAAACACAACAAGTCTTTGACTTGAACTAACTACTGTGATGATCAAGAATCTTGTAATACATTGAATGTATTTACTTATACACTTATCATCATATATCCACCACCTATATGTCACCCGTTACCCTCGTACATTCCACACCTAATGGTGATGACCTCGTTGCTTACATGGCACGTGTGTCAAACCCCGATAATCAAAACAACACTGAGACCAGTGATCGTTTGATTAAGTACCTCATTAAACATAAACATTGGTCACCCTTTGAGATGGTCAATATGTGTGTAGAGATCAAAACTACACGTAGTATTGCTGCTCAAATCCTTCGTCACCGTTCCTTTTCTTTCCAAGAGTTTAGTCAACGGTATGCAGAAGTTACTGAACGTCCAGTGTTACCTAACATCCGTCGTCAAGATCTGATTAACAGACAGAACAGTACAGATGATATGGACCCGTTTACCGTACAAGAGTTCCAACTGAAGGCTAATCAACTGTTTGATCAGTCCTTGTACCTGTATAACGAGATGCTTAGTGCGGGTGTAGCTAAAGAATGTGCACGTGACGTGTTGCCATTGTCTACTCCAACCACGATGTACATGAATGGTACGTTGCGTTCGTGGATCCATTACACAGATCTACGTTGTGCAAATGGTACACAGCATGAACATAAGGTTATTGCTGATGAATGTCGTGTGTTGATTGAACAGTGTTTCCCTTTGGTTTCAAAAGCTTTGTCATCTATCTGACAGAGTTTATTGCTGTGTGTACTGCTAATACGGTTAGCTTGCAACAGTGTCTAAATGTCCAGGCATATGTACCGGGTTATATGAATGATTTGGTTGAGTATGTCCGGTACAAACCATATGAAAAGGAACAGATCTACCTAGGTAAGTAACTATGGTCGTTTGGTCCATTGTTTATATGTTGTGTTTTTTGTTGATTGGGGTGTCCGTGGCTATATGGATGCTCTTAAATTATGACAAAAATGTCTGAAGGCTATCTACGGCAGGGAAAGACGCAAATTCCCCCATAGGGGTGCCTCATACGCCCGCGCTAGACATGCGATCTAGCCATCGCGCCT